GTCATAACACCAGGACCAACAATAGCTACCCTTAATTTGCCTAACAAAGTATTTTGCTTTGCTTTTAAAAGTTTGATTAATTGCTCAGGTCTTGTTAAATCTGTATTACCAATAAGTGTTTTTAAATTACCAGTTAAACCATCTATCTTGGACTGAAAACCACCTACAAAACCCTCGTTTATTAACCCCTCAAACTCATCAAGAGCAACAATAGTTTGTCTTAAATCATTTGCTTCGGTGTATGCCTTAACAGCTTGAGCATCCATACCTTCCCTTATTGGCTCAGGCTCAAATGGAATAACATTTCCAAAAGGAACTCGTTTTATACCGCGAGGATTTTCAGGAGTAGGGGGGACACTTTCATATAAATCTTCCACACCATTAATAGTCATATACTGCAAAGTTTTAACTTCACGCTGACCTGTTTCTGGATTTATAACAGTGTATTGAGATGCTTTTTCTGCACTTACCTTATTCATAGAAACATCTGGTTTATCTTTGCTCAAGCCTGTTAAGTCTACAGGTTTATCTGTACCATATTCTAAAGCCTCTAAAGTACCAAATGGAGTTTGTTTACTATATACACTAATAGGATTACCCTGCTGGTCATAGTAGGTTTGTGGCACACCCAATTTAGGCATTGTGCCTCTTTGAAGTTTACTAAGCTCTGCCTCCGCAAGCATTGTTTTCAACTTCCTGTCTTCTTCAGCTTCTTGCAACTGTTGACCAGCTTGCAAGCCACCAAGTAATGACTGACCAAAGCTAACAGGTGTTCGTGATGGTCCACTTAACAGGCCAGCAGCTATACCTCTCAAAATATTAGGATTAGATAAACTTTGACCCAAAGCACCGCGCACTCTACCTAATGCTGTAGGTTGAGCAGCAGACATTAATTGAGAGCCAACATTAACTCTAGGAATAGGGCTTAGAAGACCTGAACCCATGCTATCCAAACCTCTTGGTCGCCTACCAAGCAACCCTGCGCTTAACTCGTCAATAGGTGTTACCATGTCTATCCCCTACAAGTATGTACCGATTCCGCCGCCAAGTAAGCCAGCAAGAAGTCTTTCTGTTGTGCCAGCAGATTCTGGCAACAAAGATGCACCCAATGCAGCACCGCCTAAGAATGTTTGGCCTGTGCTTGGCTCAAAGTATGGCTGTATTGCAGATGATGTCTGACCCATTGGGAAACCAGACACAGCCGCTTGATACTGACCAAGGGCTTGCATAGGTGCTTGTTGCTCAAACTGGAATCTAGCAATGTCACTAGCAAGTTGTTGCTGTGCAAGTTGTTCTCTTGCACCACCGACAGCACCTAACTGACCAATGTCATAATAAGCAGCCTGTTGCAGTGCTGGAGCTAATCTTAGCGCATCTTGCTGTCTAGCACGTTCAGCACCATAGTCACGATATGCAATGTCAGCCGCAACGTCACCCATAGCGCGAGTTGCAACATCCGCAGCTAAACCAGAACCAAGTCTGCCTCGTTGTGCTGCCATCGTTGTTGCTCTTGCTTGCACGGGGTCTAAGGCTCTGTTGATGGCTTCACTTAACCCAGGACTACCCCCAAGGAATGTACCACCAAGTACGTCTGTTGCGTATTGCTGGGCAGCCGTTCCAACGGGAGTGCCAGCTAGAGCCTGTTGCTCTCTCATGCGCAACGCTTGTTCTGTCTGCGGTGAAAAGCCAACAACTGTCTCGCCAGGATAATACTGCTGTGGGCCTTGCTGATATTGACGCAGAGCCTCGCTCATACCATATTGCAGGAATGGTTCTGCAAATGGTGCGGGGGCTGTGCGTGTAATTGTTTCGGTTACACCTGCTGGTTCTGCCATAATCTTATCCTCAAGTTTTCCCTATAATACACAATAAAAAAATATAAATAAACCACTAGCCTATAACTACATAGCCAACAACTAAATTGTGACCATGATTTTGATGACCTGCAACAAAACTATCATTTGCACGACTTGATACGAACGGATGTATATGTGAAATATCATTACCTAAACCCGTAAAAAGTATAATGCTATTTGCACCGACACGTTTGTCTGTAACATTGGTGGTAGTTGTACCAGATGAAACTGTAAAACTACCTGTACTGTTTAACTTACCTTCGACACAGTTGTTTACCACCTCGGATATTTCACGAGGTGCGCCGCCCTGATATGGTAGTTTTCTATACTGATTGCTCATCTACGCCCCAATGCTGTAGCGTCAATGTCTATACCCTGCGCCCTACTCCAATCACCAGAAAGATTTACTCTAACCTTGTGATAGCGACCATTAGAGCGCACAGGTATGAAGTTATCAGCGTTTAAACTAGAACTAGAACCAAATGATGATGAATCTACCTGCCGAGTGCGCGAAGCAATCTGAGCCGTAACTGTTCCAGTCGAGTCAGAGCCAGTTGTAACGTAGGGGATAATATTTCGTACAAGGCTAACACTGCCCTTCTTAACTTCAAACTCGCCCGTTTCAATAATCGCCGCAAGCGTGTCGCCTGTGAATGTCTGGATTTTCTTATCTTTCGCGGCTGCAAAAATAAACTGACCCCCAATAAAACTAGGGCTATCAAGTGAAGCAGGTAAAGCATCCAAAGAACTGTTAATATTATCAAGTCCTTCAAGAGTATAAGTAGCAGAGTAAAGAGGCGATAAAGCCGTAACATTGGCTTCTGCCGTAGACCATCTATCCAAGACATAATTATAGATAATGAGTTTGTCTGCACTTCCGTCAGAAGAGTTTGTGCTTGGATAAGACCAGATAATAATTTGGTTTTTAGGGTCTGCACTTGCAGAAACATTTTGAGGATACGCTGAATTAAAGTCATTATAAAAAAACCTATCTACTTTCTCTGCGCCAATAGCCTTTGATGCTTGACCATCAAACATATAAAAACCATCGTCAGAAAAGTAAAATACAAAGTGACCAACAGTTGCCACTGAACCTGGAACTTTACACCCTCTTCTTGTTTCAACATTATCAAACTGAAAGACTAATGGTGAGCCTATATAAGAAGCACGAACAATTCCCTTTTCCATAAGTATAGTCGCATACTCACCGCCAACAAGACCTGTTATAGAACCCATGTCCATAATGTCTTGAAAATCAGCTTGTGTTGTAGCACTTACCGCCCAGCTTGTTGCATCACCAATACCAGACCATCTTGCCCTATATGGCTTTACACCATCAGATGAATCGCTTGTAAAGGCGGTCATAACAAAGTCACGCACAACAGCTATATATTTAGCCTTTGGTGCATCAGCACTTAAATCAGAAAACAAACCAGCAGCAGAAGCAGTAATCTTTTGTATTGGGTCAGTAAAGTTAGTAGCAACAACAGTTTCACCAAACTGCACAAAATTTGTTACGTCTGTTGAGGCTGTAGTGTAATTACCAGACTTACTTACATTTGTGAGTGCCTTAGTTGACGGAACATATTTATATAGTTTTGCTCTGTCTGCAACGTATATTGTGTCTGTTCCATCATCATTAGATGCAGCAAACATACCAACAATATCACCATCAGCAGCATCACTAATTGATGCCAAATCATTAAACGGAGAGTAACCATCTAAGGATGGAATGACGTTATTTGCAGAAGTAACACCAGAATTATTAAAATCTGATTGGTCAGGTAAAAACTCGCCAAATCTAATCATTGTCTATACCAAACCTCACTACCTTGACTTACATTTGTCCAAACTTCTGAGCCAGCAGCTACCTCACTCCATGCCTCACTGCCCTCAGATACAACACTCCACACCTCTCCATCTTCAGTTGTTTCAGTCCACGTTTCTGTTCCTTCAGTAACAATAGACCAAAGCTCCCCAAGTATTTCACCTGTCAGTGTACTTGTTATAACACAACTAACTGAACCAGCACCACTAGCTGTAAACTGCATAACACCATCAGCAGTCACAGCCATACTTACAGAGCCATCTGCAATAAGTATTGTGTTCACATCAGATGTAGCACTTACAGAAACATCAACGCTACTGCTTGCAATAGAAACTTTAATAGCACTGC